CCCGGCTCCATTTTAACACCAACTGCAACCGAGTTTTGACCAATCACTGTACCTGAATTACCAGCAGTATCTTCTAATACTTCTAATACTTCAAATCTAAAATCTTCATTCGCTAAGACAATAACTTGGTTTGAAGCAAGCAATTTAGTGTTAGGAATTGTATAGCCAAATCCACCATCGTCTATATTATATTTTACGGTTCCAGTAAATTGAGCTTGCAATTCTGTAACAACAGCTTTGCCGCCTTTACCATATTTACTTGTAATATCAAGTACGTCACCGATGTTGTTTCCGGTGGTTCCACCCCAATCTAAATCTATTTCTAAAGAATCTGCAGAACCATTTAATCTACCAAAGGATACATCTTCGCCAGCAATTCGTGATATAATATCATCGTATCTTTGGAACTTACCTTTTGGATCTGAAATGTATATAATAGGAGTTAATGTTCCATTTAAATACACAAAGTTAATTTTATCTACAATAGCCTTTGCTTTGGAAATAGATCCATATATGTTACGGCTTAATAAATCTTTATATTCATACGCAACACCTGCAGCTGAAGAAAAGTTATTATTGTTTGGATACATTTGTAAATATACACCGGTCTGCCATACTGAATCAGAAGGCTTAAGCATATGTTTAGCAGGGTAACTTATTTGTACATCTGCTTCAAAGAACATTCTAAAGAATAAAGTTAAACCAGCTTCTGTACCTTTGCGTCGATACAAATCCATGATGTTACGTATAACAAATTTAGTTGTTTTATCGTCTTCTATTCTTGGCAATCCATTCATATATTTCTTTTGAAAATATATTACCATTTCAGAAAGTGTAGTTGCAATATCGCGGTATTCAAACATTCTACGAGTATTATAAACACCCATATTAGGTTCTGATTCTACAAATTTGTAATAATGTTCTACCATTGCAACTAGTTCAGCACCGTGCTCTTTATAATAAGCAGGGAACTGTTGCGCTATACTAAACGCTATATTTTTTTCTACTAAGTTGACGGTATTATCAGCCATTTACTTAACCTCTACCATATTGATAGTTACATCGGTATCTTGAATAATGAATATTCTTCCTGCCGGTGATTTAATATCATCATTAGCTGTTGTTGCCATTATTCTAATTCCTGCGCCCGCGTATCCTTCAGTTTGGAATCCGATAAGATTGACTTCGCCAGTTTCATAGTTAACAGTACCTGCGATTGGTTTAACAATCTGCGGGTTAACAAGATCTGAAGTAACAACCTGTATATTGCCAAGGCCATCATCTTGCAGATAAGAATCAACGTTATTAAACTGGAATACACCACTCACTACAGCTGGTTTATAATCAACAAATCCGTTAGAATCTTTAAACGGATAAGGCTTAACTAACTTAGCATAGAATTTAAACGATGGCGATACTGATACATTTAACGCTGGTGAATATACAATGTAAGGACATACTGATATTTCATTACTCAACACTGCAGTACTTGTAGCGTCAACTAACGAAGATAGTTTAGATAGTCTTAGTGTTGTATCAAAATCATCTAGATATGTCGTATTATAATTAGTAATAACTGTGCGTATTTCAGATTCTAATTGGCCCGATGATTTCTTAGTAATCTTAGGATCGTAAGAGATATTAGCGTTTACACAACCATACATAAATTGAGAATCTATGAACATTGGTTCGATACCAAGTGGACTTTTAGATTTTAAAAATGCAATATACGCTGAAGAAAGAACTGACGACAAACCTTCTCGACCTTCGCCAAGATAAACAGAAATAGCAACTTTACCATACTGAGGTGGATCTAATTCTTCACCACCGTACGCTGAAACCGCAGCAATTTCTGGGAAGTTCTGTTGCAATAGAACTTGGTAATCGCTTGTTGTAATTGCTCTTTCTTGTATTTGTAAAGACTTTGGAGCAAAGTATCTAATATTTTCTAATGATTCTCTTTCAGCACCACCGGCAGCAGCTTCAATAGTTTCTACCGTAATAGTTGAAGTAGCTAAGGTTGCAGTTAACCCAAAGGAAAACGCACCGTTCGCTTCATCACCAGACGCAATTCTATATCTTACGCGAATATCTTCAAATGCTTCTGGTTGTAATCCAAACACGTTATTACCAAAGTACACTGTATAGCGTCCATCATAATACGGTTCAATGTAAAACACCTTATCAGTAGCTCCAACACCAAATAGGTCATTCTTACGAATAAATTGGTTTTCATCTTCAGTAGCTTCTGCGTCAATGAATACTGCAATTGAATCAGTGTCTGCGTTTTCGTTAGTAAGGATAACTCTTAAAACGCCGTCATCACCAATAAAGTAACCTTCACGTTCAAAGCTTGATAACATTTGTCCTTCGAAAATTTCAACATTTTCTGCAACAAATACACCTGGTTCTGTTTTACGAGCAACGTAAGTTTTAGAGTTTACAAAGTTATAAGAACTACCTTGATATGTAGTAGTAAAATCTGAATACGCCGGAATAGCAACGGTCTGTCCACTGATTTTAGCATCTTTAATAGTAACTGTTACGAGTGCTCTCGCAGATCTTCTTGAGCGCGGAAGATAGTTAAGTTCTTTTGCGTGAGACATAACTGAGTTTTTCAACACAGCAGAATCTAAGAACATTTCGTTGACTGCCATGTTAGCATAGAAGTTATTTTGGTATGTGTTATACGCTAAAACATCTAGGAACACACTCATATTTGAACCTTCAAAGTTATAGTCTTTGAATTGGGTTTGGCTATTCAGATATGATTTAAACTGAGCCTTAATAGACTCAAAGTCTAATTCTGAAATATTTAATTTAGCCATTATCGTGTCCTCTCTAAGAATACATCTAGTGTAATCGGCTGTTGTACGTTTGTGATATAAAACTGTATACTAACTTTTACTGTGTTATCATCTATATTTGAACTTACTATAACCTCAATAAGTTCTGCTCTTGGTTCGTGCAATTCTATAGTATTTGTTATTTGGTTTTTAATAACAATGATAGTTGCTGGGGTAATGTTTTCAAACAGCATTGCCTCAATATCACCACCCAAGTTGGGCTGCATCAACCTTTCACCGCGGTTGGTAAGGATAAGATTCTTAATAGACTCTTTAACAGAATCTTCATCTTTCCAAACAGTTAAGTCGTTAGAAATAGGGCTTTTTTCAAGATCCTTTTTAAAATCTTGATAAAGATTAATCTTTTTTGTTCTAGGTGTATATACCGTAGCTACCATTCTTACGTCCTCTTATCCCAGTATCTTTCTCGACCAACATCTACGTGAACAAACCCGTTATAATATCCGATCCCTGTAAAGCCAATAGTACGAGCAAGACTAACGAATTCGTCTAATTCACTACTTCTTCCCCTAAACCCGTTCCACGTTAAATCTGCTGCTGATCCAGATAGATGTTGAGATGCTTTAGCACCATCGACTGCTTCATTATATACTGGGTTTCTATAACCACTGTTTAAAATCAAATGATTTGCAATTCCAGCTTCTTTGGCTGCTATTTGCAACCGCATAACCATAACTCTCATATTCACTGGCATCTCTGTCCAACCCTCGCTGGCGGGCACCATACTTGTAACCCATCCACCTTGTATTTTTAATCTTGCATCAGTACCAGCTTTCAGTGCTTCCCACTTTGGTAAACCAATAACCTCTTCTGCTAACATTGGTGCTATGTTTCCTGCAGCCGTCCACGGCTCTCTAGCATTATTTATCTGTTCTTGCCGCTGTGGTTCTGCAAGTCTAAAAGCACCAGCTCTAATAGCTTCGCCTGTTACTCTGTTAGAAGCATTACTTATTGTGTTAAATACTTCGTCATATCTGTTAGCAAAATCATCAAGTGGATCTTTTAAACCTTTGATAAGACCTTCTACACCAGTCGCCAAAGCGCATATGCGTGCGATTAAAAACATAATTTCTTCTAGCGAAGGATTTTCAAACAAATTGCTCGCGTAACTAATTAACTGTCTTATTTTTTCTAAAATTCTTTCAAGGTTATCTTCACCGCAAAATTCTTGAAGCGCAGATTTCTTTTCTTCGGTTTTTTCAGCAATTTTAATTTTAACTGGCGTATTAAGTGGACCAGTGATTGCTTCTACATTAAAGTTAGAAATTGCTCTACATGTTGCTTCAATAGTCTTTCTAATTGTTTCTTCAATCTTTGATTTAATAGCTTCAAGCAATGCTTTTACTTTAATAGCTTCAAATATAGCTTTAAGAGGATTTTCGATATTTTTAATTTTTGTAATAAGCGCTTGAACGTCATCTATAAGACCTCCAACAGAATCTACGAGATCAAAGAAAGCGTTGTACGCCCCAAAGATGCTACCAAATAAACCACAGAAACCGCCCATAACACTATCAGAAAAATCGCCGTTATAATAATCATTTAACTCATTACAAAATCTTGCACCTTTTGCATTAGAGGATATGATAGCATTAGAAGGAGTGTAATTGCTATTTTTAATAAACGAAGCAAATTCTAATGGTGTTATAGGACCACGCGCAACTCTCAAATTAAGAATATCGTAATCAGGCAATATACTAACAATGTAATCTCGTTTCAAGAAATCAGTGTTAATCTTTTCTACTGCATTATAAAAACTTTCGCGACCGTATTTACTGACCGCGGCAGTTAACGGATTTGATATAACGTCAGCCGCAATAGTCTTTTCAAATTGTTTTTGAAACACGTCAATCTGGTGAGTTGTGTAATTACCGTCATTACCAACAGCATTTCCAACATAAGGTGTTGATGTTTGGTTTAAACAGCTTCTACACAGAGCTTTTCCTGGTTTACATGTACACGACATTATGCTCCTCCTCTTGGATCAACGAAATCCGGATCATCAGTATTACTTTTAACTGCATCAATAACACTCAAAAACGCCTGAACAGTAGTTAAAGATTTATTACCTGCGGTATCGCCGGCGTATTTACTTCTGCCAGTATTTGGTCCAGTTACGAGTGGTAAGGAAGCCCATTCAGCAGCAAGATTATTTGCGAATTGTTCTCTTGTAATCTCATCGCGCATGAATCTACTTAACCCTCTTCCCTCAAGAAGAACAATTGCCATTTTATCTTGGTTAACAGGATTAAACATGTCACCACCACTTAATCCAGCTCTTGCGTATAAAGGATTGCCTGGGCCTGTTGATTTATCATTGTTATAACCGCGGAGAGT